AGGGCGGGAATATCTTGAGTATGTGAGAAGTTTAAACGTCAGACTGAGAATAAAAGAAGATCGCATTGAACAGTTGCGTAAAGACATATGTACACTACAAGCGATTGACTACAGTAAAGACAGGATAAGCGGAACGAGTTCAAGCGATATAAGCGATAAGATTATCAGACTTGATGAGCTTATAAGCAAGACTTCTACGGAGTGGGATAGATTAATTGATGAGCGGGAAAGGGCTGAGCAATTAATTAATTCATTATTCGACGTGTATGAGCGGCGAGTATTACAGTTACGGTATGTATATTGTAAAGGGTGGAATACCGTTGAAGACGGGTTGAATATGTCACACAAACAGACCTTTAGAGTTCATAAACGGGCATTACTTCATTTTAATGAACTCTATAGAAGAGGACATAAGATGACACAATATGACACTGAATGACACAACCAAAGTATGATATAGTGTATATGTAAAAAGTAGGGGATGAAGTTCATGCGTGAACGATTCCGATGAGACAGCTGCGGCGAGTCTCAACCACTAATTTTATATGTAGTTTATTTACAGGTCGGGGCGGTCAATGTGGCCGCCTTTTGCCTTGGATGAAATAAAAAAGACCCCTCATTGTAAGGGGTCTATGTCGTTTATCTTCTTTGTCACAAACGGCACGTTTAAGCCAATATAAAGAAGGTGAGAGTATATGAATGAAGAAAAAAAGAGCGAAAAATTAAATCCGAAGCAAGAGAGATTTGCTATTGAATATATAAAGGATATGAACAACACAAAGGCTGCGGAAAGAGCCGGATATAGTAAAAAAAGTGCTTACATGCACGGCTGCAGACTGATGAGCAATGATAAAGTACGTAAACGAGTTGCAGAATTAGAATCCGAGGTAAAAAATGAAGCGATTGCAACAGCACAAGAAGTTGAAGAGTTCTTAACAGCTGCAATGAGAGGACAGTTGACGGAAGAAAAGAGCTACAAGAACGCAAAAGAGAAGAAGGAAAAACAGATCGCAATGAAAGAGCGAATAAAAGCGGCTGAACTTCTCGCTAAGCGTTACGCATTATTAACCGAGAAGACGGAGTTAAGCGGTAAAGACGGACAGCCGATTGTTATAGAGTTCTCACATATGAGACGGAACGAAGACACAGAATAGTCCTATATACATATATAAGGAAAATGGAAACGCTGAAATTGATAGAAATATTCTTTGAAGTTGTATAAAAGTATCGTATAAGCACGGGATATAAGAAGAAAAACGGAATAAATATGAATATTACAATCGATTACATGCCGAATATACGGCAAGATGAATTTCATATGTGTAATGCTCCGTATGCGGTTTACGGTGGTGCAAGAGGCGGCGGCAAGACAAAAGCGTTAGTAATGGATTGTCTCGCTTACTGTCTTGAGCATAGCGGCTGTAATGCGTATTTGTTTCGTGAAACATATCCGAATCTTGAAGCAAACGTAATAAGAGAGTGGAAGCGGTCAGTACCGAGAGAATTATACGAATACTCCGAGCAAAAACATATAGCGACTTTGATAAACGGATCTAAAGTATTATTTCGCTATGTACGAACGGAAAAAGACGCGGAAACGTATCAAGGGCAAGAGTTCGATTATTTAGGTATTGACGAATTAACAAAGCACACGGAACGAACAGCCGAGTTATTAACTGCATGTCTTCGTTCGTCTCGCGGCTTTCCTGTCCGCTTCCGCGGTTCGTGCAATCCTGGAGGCAAGGGGCATGGCTGGGTTAAAAGAAAATACGTAGAAGCGACTGAATACGGCAAACATGAAGTTATCGACAAGACAACGGGGCTAGAAAAGATGTTTATCCCCGCCCGTGTATATGATAACGACGTACTTATGAAGAATGACCCGAATTACGTAAAGCGTCTTGAAGCGTTGCCAGAACAGGAAAAGAAAGCGTTCTTATATGGGGACTGGGATGTTTTTATTGGACAAGTCTTCACCGAGTTCAACAGAGATAAACACGTAGAAGAACCGTTTACAATTCCTGACGATTGGATAAAAGTCCGCTCGATGGACTGGGGCTTTTCTAAGCCGTTTTCTGTACATTGGTATGCGATTGATTATGACGGAGTGGCTCATTGTTATCGTGAATATTACGGCTGCACTGGAGAGCCTGACGAAGGGTTAAGGCTAACACCCGATGAAGTGGCTGCCGAGGTCGTGAGGTTATCGGGCAATGAACGATATGCGTATGACGTAGCAGATAAAGCGATTTGGCAAAAAGACGACCGAATGAAATGGAGCATACAGGGCGAAAGCATAGCGGAGATATTCGAACGGCACGGGATTTACTTTACTCGCTCTAATTCTGAACGTATTGCGGGGAAATTAATGGTACATCAATACTTGAGAGAAGAAAAAATCAAATTCTTCTCGACGTGTAAACACATGTTAAGGACGCTTCCCGAACTCGTATATGATGAATCAAAACCTGAAGACGTAGATACAACTCAAGAAGATCATGCATATGACGAGCTGCGGTATTTTTGTATGAGCAGACCAATCAAACCGACACGACCGAAGAAAGAATTTAGCGACGGGTATAAAACAATGGATGAAGCGGAAGAGGTGACAGCATGGGGGATTTAAAGAGCTTTGATATAGAAGCGGCACGGCGAAGGGTAAAGAGTTCGTTGAGTGCTACAAGCGATTGGCGAGACCGAGCAAAAGAAGATTACGAGTTTATGCAAGGCAAGCAATGGGCTGACGCCGATTTATCGCGTATGAAGAAAGCGGGAAGACCTGTTATTACGATTAATAGAATCCGACCGGTTATAAATCTTCTTTGCGGATATGCAGCACAGAACGAGACGGAACCCGACTTTTTACCGAGGTCTGAAGAAGATGATAGAATAAGCCGAGTGGCTAAAGGGATTACTAAGTATTGTCTTGACCGTGCTAATTATCAGCGAACGAAAAATAAATGTTTCAGAGATAAAGTTATATGCGGACTTGCGAATTACTGGATTACGTACGATTTTGATTATTCAAGACTTGACGGGACTATCAAGATTGACAGAGTAAGCCCGTTTGACGCATTCATAGACCCTGAATCACAACAAGAAGATTTGAGCGACGCTCAATATTGCGGCCGTTATTCATGGGAAAGTCCCGATAAACTACGGCAAATATACAGCGATAAGCAGAAAGAAATAGACACGCTACAACATAAGCTTGACAGTACGGAAACGGCTGTTGACACGATAAATACGGAAAAACTTTGGTATGATACCGACTTCAAGAAAGTACAAGTTGTTCAGTATTGGTATAAGGAATATAAGACTCAAGAAGTCTACATGACCAAAGAAGGCGTTGTTACAGAAGATAATCCGTTGTTTATGAAACTCAAAGCGACAGGAACGCAGCCGACGACGATACCGAAGACGGTTATACGATATGCGACGTTTTGCGATGATGTTTTATTGGAAGATGGTGAAAGTCCGTATAAACATGGCAAATTCCCGTTAGTTCGTGAATATTGTTACTACACGGGAGAACTGTCAGACGCCGAGTTAGAACCCGCGGGTGTTGTTCGAGACATAAAGGACGCACAGAGGGAATTAAACAAGAACCGCAGTCAACGTATGCACGTTGTTAATCAACAGTCGTTAGGGGTTAAGTTCTGGACTGGGGTTGTTGATGAGCAGTTAAAGAAAACGATAAAAGAAAAAGCAACAACGCCTGGGGCAAACATATTCTTACCGAACGGCGTAAGCTATCAAGATGGTACACCCGCTTATGACAGTTCAGTGAATATAAATCTTGAGCAGCAATCGAGCAATGATTTTTATTCTATCAGTGGAATAACGCCCGAATCGCTAAGCGGTAGCGTTGGAGCGATGAGCGGTAAGGCGATCGACTTACGGCAATCAGTAACGACAGTACAGACGGCGGGGATATTCGACCAGACGAAGGAAACAGAACGGCAGATTGTTATGCTTCTTTGGGGTGATAAGAACGCCGAAGGACTTATCCCGCAGTTCTACAATCAAGATAAAGTAATGCGGATACTTGGCGATGACGGGCAAAAAGAATTTATACAGATTACGCCGAATTTAGGGCAACCTATGCAAGAACAGTTTGCAGTTGACCAGGTAACAGGAATGCCGAAAACAGACGAAGACGGCAACCCGATTAAGAAGGTATTGTATGACCTTTCTTGCTTTGATTTTGATATCGTCATTACAACTTCTCAAGCGTCTGCAACGGCACGGCGGGCAAATTTGTACCAACTTCTCGAAGCGAAGAAGTCGGGCGTTGATATTCCTATGGATATTATCTTGGACTTTATGGACTTCCCTGAAAAAGAAAGTGTTAAGAAACGTATGCAAGAAGCGGCAGAACAGCCGAACTTGCCCGATGTGCGTATAAACGGACGGCTTGCTGATTTACCCGCTGAAGCGTTAAGTACGGCACTTTCAAGTATAGGCGTACAGATGTCGCCTGAAGAGATATTGCAAGAACGGTTAGCAATGAAGGGATATGCACCACCGCCACAGATACAACAACCGTTAAATACACAACAAGTAGGGCAAGACCCGCAACAAATGCAGTTATTGCAAAACATGCAACAACTAAGCCAGTAAAAACAGACCTGGACACGTCTATAAACTGTCCCCTCCTTTTCTCGTCCTTAGCAAGACGTTAAACGGCTAATCATAAAACACATTCGCCCCGCAACGGCGTTAAACTGCAATTATATTTTTCGTCCCGCAATGACGTTAAACTGTAGAAAGGATATTGCTATGGATAACAATGAAATGGTTAATGCTGAAGAAATGGGCTTTACTCAAGAAGATTTAGAAGTCGTGAAAGACGAAATGGGCAACCCTGAAGAATCTGACAGTAAAGAGTCTGAACCGCAAGAAAGCGGAGAAAAGCCTGAACAGTCTGAAGAGTCTGAAGAACAGGACGAAAAGCCTAAAGAAGCCGAAGGCGAAGAACACGCCGAGAATTTAAAAGCGGCACTTGCTCAAGAACGGGCAAGACGCAAAGCGGCTGAAGAACGGGCAAGAACGTTACAGGCACAGCAAGCACCCGTTACATTACCTGAACAGGAAATAGCTAATATCCGAGATTTTGCAAAGCAAGAAGCGTTAAAGAGATTAGGGGTAAAGGCTGAAGACGTGGAAGGGTTAATGTATGAGGACGAACAAAAATACAAAGACCTTTTAAGACTACAAACGCAAATTGAGTATGTAGTTTCCAACCAAATGCACAGCCGATACGACCAGGTACAGAAGAATCAGACGTTTGTGAATGAGATTAAATCCATTCCGAACTTTAACGAACTGTATCAAGACGGAGTAGAAGCCCTTAATGAAATGACGCTAAAAGACGCAAGACCGATTAACGACGCATTCGCCAATATTGATAACGGTGAAGGAACGGAAGCGGACTTTGAAATTGTTCGCAAATTCGTTAAAGAGCTGCAAGCCAAGCGGGCGACAACAACCGTAAAGGACAACCCGTTAAATGTGGCCAAAACCTTACCGAAGGCAGGAGCGTTAAGCGGCGGTAATAACACACCGCCGAAGTTAAGCGATGAAGAAATTTTAGAAGCGTACCAAAACGGAGAAGCGGACAAGCTCCCCGAAGACGTGCGTAAGTATTTTGATAATTTACTTGAATAAGGAGAATACACATGGCAAATGAAACTCAAATCCCCGCTAATTTAGTCCCGAAGGTATGGGCTGCAAAAGTATGGACGGAAGGCGTTAAAGCGTCTTACTTTGATAAGTTCACGGACGCAAACGGAAAAAACGTAATTCATAAGAACGTCAAATTAAAAGGCGTTAAGGGCGATAAGGTATACTTTGGCCTTGCAATGAACCTTACGGGCGACGGTATCAAGGGCAATAATACACTCGACGGACACGAAGAAGAATTACACATTTACGATTTCGCTGTTCCTGTCGAACTAGTTCGTAACGCTGTCGCTCGCTTTGTAGCAGACGACCAAAAAAGCCCGTACGAAAATCTTCAAATTATTAAACCGGCCCTTCAGCAGTGGGTTACGGATTGGCTTGATGATACCTTCATTAAGAAGTTAACCGCAGCTCCTACAGCGGGAGAAGTTATTTATGCTTCTGCTGCAGGTACTGAAGCCGGCACGACGGCAAACGATAAATTGACGTGTGCGTTAATCTCACGTGCAAGACGTAAAGCAATGCTTCACGCTCCGAAAGTAAACCCCGTAAAGGTAGACGGCCAAGACCGCTATATTATGTTGGTTTCGCCCTGGGCGGCTAAAGACCTTAAAACGGATCCCGTATGGGTTCAATCTCAAGCACAAGCAAACGTCCGTGGCCGAGAAAATCCGATTTTCACGGGTGCGTTAGGCGAATACGACGGCGTTATCCTGTACGAATACGAACGTGTACTTAACACGACAACCGGGGCAAGCAGTGCAAACGTATGCCATAACTTGCTTCTTGGCAAACAGGCTGCGTGCTTTGGCGTTGCTAAGGAAGCTACTCCGATTAAACAGGTTAGCGACTATGGCAACCGTGAAGGTAACGGCATTTCCTTGTATGCGGGTATTGAAAAGTCGAAGTATAACAACAAAGATTACGGCGTAATTCAGGTTATTACAGGTGGCACGGTAGAAAAATAATGAACGCAAAGAACAAAGGGGGAAGGGCTAACCTTTCCCCTTATTCTTTTATGAGGTGTATATGAGGGTTAGAGATTTAATTAATAGGGCGTATATGCAAGTTGGCGATACGTCGCAAGAGACATACACGCCTTATCAGTTTTTAGAGTTTTATAACGAGGGTAACCAGTTACTAAACACGCTCATGGGGAAATATTGTCCTAGCCTTGGAGTCACTACGTATGAAGGTAGAGGAGTCGGGCAAATATTTCTACCTAATCAGTGCGTGGCAATTAGAAAGGTTGCAGCAGACGGGCAAGAGGTTAGCGGGTATCAGGTTCTAAACTTACAAGATATACGGTTTAAGGCAGATAAAGAACAAGCTATATCCGTTGATTATGTGCCTTCGGCAGAGTATAAAAAATTCGATAATAACAGTAATTACCCTGCTGAACTTGAAACTCTTTTAGTTGATTATATGGTTGCCCGCATTATGAACATAGATGTATCGGGAATTACAGGAAGCATGATAGAGATTTTACGGTCGCTTAATAACAGTTCTGACAGTGAAAGCGGCTACGTTCTTTCTAAGGGGTATTGGGATTATGACAGTACAAGAATTGATTACACTGATTAGTGTAGAAAGCAACGAAATATTGGATGATAACAACGACTACATTCAGTATATAAACGCTGGCATTGATTACCTCTCTATGATACTGGTTGCAATTCGTGACAATGAAGTGGTTAAGAGTATGACGATAACGAACGATAGCGATGTTCCTACCAACTTTATGGGGTTCGTGCCTAAAAGCGGGTATCCCGTGCGGATTGTAAACGGACTGTTCTTAACGTATGACGGTGAAGACGTACAAGACGTGTTTTACAGTATCCGCAAAAACCATATAAATTCAATGGATTCAGCCGTTCCGTTTAGCGAGTTTTTTACATCGTATCTTGTACAACTCATTTCCTTTCTGATTAAAAAGAAGTCGCTAATGATTGATTACGCCAATTATGATAAAGGGTTTATTGACCACTTGACGGAGCTAATCAAGGCGGCTAGAGGGCTTACATAATGAGCGAGAGAGCAATAGCAAGTACAAACGGATATAGGCTTGGCCTTGACTGGAGCAATCCGCCAGAAGGGATTGATATACAGGCACTCACTCAAGCGATGAATTGCGAGTTTGATAGAACGGACAACGCCTTAAGAACGGTATCAGGGGTAACCATTGCGTACGACGCGGGAATGTCGATAAACACATTATATTACGATGTGTATCGGCACAAGTGGTACTTTACACACGGAATAGAGTTATACGAAACGGATCTAAAAACACGTAAGCGATTAGGAACACTCACGGGGCAGCACAAACCGAAGTATCACGCTTACAGCGGTGATATTCTCATCGCAAGCGGGGGCAAATTACAAGCCATAAGCGGAACGGGTGAGTTATCAACAGTAGGCGGCTCTCCGTCTTGTGAGATTGTAAGCAGCCATGCGGGGCGTGTTCTCGTTGCGTCTATTTATTCTCATCGGCTGACGTGGTCGGCTATTGGCGATTACCACAGTTGGGAGAATAATAAAAATGACAGCTCAAGCGGACAGTATTTAGATGTGGGGTATAAAGACAAAGGGGCAATAGTTGCCGTTGATTTTCTTACACGTGCAATTATTGTTTATAAGGAATACGGCAAGGTTTATCAAGTCGTTGGAACGCCTGACGAGGGGAATTTATCCGTATACCCTTTATCTAGTACGGGCTTTTGCAGTGGTTCGGCGATTAACATAGACGATAGAAGTTACTACCTTGGAGAACAGGGCTTAATGTCGTTTATGCCGACTAATACATACGCAGAGATACAGCCGTTTGAGACAGGGCTAAACATTAATTCCTATCTACTTACTTATGTAGAAAAGGATTGCGAGATGTGGCATTGTCCGAGTCGTAAGCAATTATGGATTAAACCGCACAACGGCGGCGGTATTTTCCTATATCACTACTTACCGAGGTATCAGGACGGCCGAGGGGTGTTTACGTCACGGCAGTTTGTTCATGACGTGCATGACGTGGTAGATGTAAACAAAAACATTTACGTTGCGTATGGCAATAAAATAGGTGTGCTTGACGACCGCACAGACTTGGACGACGGACAACAGATAGAAACGTCTATAGTAAGCGGAAACAGGCTTGCAATGCGGCTATTCGTTCTTATCATGAATTACAATTTCGTAACTCATAACCTGATAGACGGATACGGTAGCGTGCAAATATCGGACAAGACTCCGAAGCCTGTAACGTTTGCGAGCAAGTCAACCAGGACGTATTACGCTGATGAACGTACTTTTAGTGCTGATGATAAGTTAAACGTTAATGAGTACACGAAAGTATATAAAATTGGCGGCGGTGCTAACCGTAACGTACAGTTTAAAATTCATGTGCAAAAGGGAGCTATTTCCTTACGGCAGTTGGATTACACATATGAAGAGGTATAGCCTATGGCATATAAAGAAAAATACGCACTCGATATAACGCCGCAAGGCGATACGGTGCGACAAAGTATTAAAAAAAACCGTGACGAAATATTAGAAGTCGCTAGAACGGTAGAATTAAAAAGCGGCGGCGGTGCGACGGGTCTCCGTAATAGGTTTCTTAACGGGAAGATAAGCAACGGGGAATATTCCTTTTTGACAGGTGATAACCTAGGCGTAACGCTCGACGGAACGCAAACACCCGTAATTGTATCGTTTGCAGACGGATATAACGAGTTTGGGGCAGTTGATTACGTAGCGTCTATTGATAGTAAGGTGAGTGCTTGGAGTCTGTTACCGAACAAGACACAGTACATATATGTAGAACGGACTGGAAGCGGGGCCGTAAGTTATGGAAGTACAACCGTAAAGCCCGTGCGACAGTCAACGCCGCCTGATACAGTTTTAAACGCCATGTATTATAACGACATTATGGATATGATGTACGTATATAACGGATCACAGTGGGAACGCAAGCAACGTGTACTTATTGCCGAAGTAGTAACGGACGGGTCAAGTGTAAAGACCATTAAATATTATCAGCCGAGTATGAACGGAAGCGGCATTGCTACAGGCTCTATTACAAGTACGCAAATTGCTAACGAGGGTATTAAATCGGTAAGTATTGGGAGCGGAGAAGTAAAGACGGTAAACCTTGCGGATAAGTCCGTAACCAAAGCCAAGTTAGCAGATGACACGTTAAAGCATATAAACGACGCTGACAATGCTGTTAGAAGTGACTTAACCAATCACAAAGCCGATACAGCCGCACACAAGCCGATATTTGACGGGTTCGTAAAGTCAGCGGCTTATGACAACGGTAAGTTAAAAGTAACGCACGGGAGCGGCACAATTGATAGCGTCAATATTATTACGAGCAATGCCGACGATACGAATTTGTCATTAGGCGTTTCGCTTGGTGCTGTTAATGCGATTATTTCAGCTCTTCATATTAAAGACGGCAATGACGTTGTACAGGCACTTGGGAATACGGGGTTATCGTCTATTGGCATGGAATTTAATACAAGTAATCCCGACTTGTGGTATATGAAGTTCGGTAAGGCGTTTAATAACTTTACTATACAGGGTGGAATAAGAGAAGTTGGGGAACAGTTTGATGTTAAAAGTGGGGAAATCACCCCTAATCTTCCTGTACAAAAATTCAAGGTTCCTTTCACGGACAAGTGTTTGTGGGTTGGAGCTAGTATTTATAACGTTGTTGGTGGTTTTTGGGGTAATTCTTCCGCGTCGATATTTATTCGCAAGGCAGACAAAGAGACATTTATTTACGAGGTTCATTCGCTTTACAGGACCATGCTTGCCTCTTCCTCAACAATGAAATGGATCGCCGTGGGGGTATAGTCGTGAAAACTGACAGCTTACAAGACATGGTAAAAGACTATGAACGGCGAACGGGTGAAAAGGTTTCATTTGATGGCTTTTTCTTTGACGAAGGTAATCATTTCCGAGATGATAACTTTCAATACTTTAACTTCTTTCCTAACGAAGGGTTCATATTTTGGGGGATTAACGAAGAACATGGTGAACGCGTGTTTAGCATTTTACAGACATACGGCAACATGAAAGTAATCGGGAAATTCATTGTAGACGTAATGGACAAGAACAACCTTGATACAATCGTTACGGCTACGGCACGAAAAAGCGTAAATGGATTTGTCAAAAAGTGGGATATGAAGCGGCTACCCGCCTATGACTACACTTATTACGGGAAGGATTATAAAGTCCTTATAACGAACAAAGAAAGCCTTGAACGCACCTTATAGGAGATAAACATGATATTTAACTTACAGATTTTCGGCGGTGGCGGTAAAAAGTCTAAAGTATCGCACACTGAAGCCCATTTGCCTGAAGCAAGCGTTGAAGAAAAAGGGTTACTTCAGAATCAGTTAAACTGGATTAACGGGGCAAACGCTAGTGCTAATAGGCTTCAGGGTATGGGAGACGGGGCATTAAATAACGCCGTAACGCCGAATTATCAAGACATGTATAACAATTACTTGGCTGCCAATAACGGCAATCAGAACGCACTGGCGGCACTACAAAATCAAGTATCATCTGCAGGTACAAGGAACCTTACGGATAACACAAAGTACGCTCAGCAGTTAGGAGCGGCGACAGACGGCATGGTAAATAACGCTGACAGGTTAGCCAATGAGTATAACGGAACGGTACTAAAGAATCAGACCGTCATGAACGACATTACCCAAGGCAATATCCCTGAAGCGTACGCAAAGGCACGGCAGACGGCTTTAAACAATGACTTACAAAGTACCGTTGGCAATGCGTTATCAGGCTTGGCCAGTCGTGGGATTATCAACTCTTCACAGGCTGACAGTGCTATCAATGACATATCCAAAAACGCAACGAACGCACTGGCAGCACAATATACGCAAGATATTAATACGGCGGCTAACCTCAACAATCAAGCCTATGCCAATGCTTTAAATGGCATTGGAGCAAAGATGAATTTGTGGGGCAACCAGTTCAATAACCAACAGTCTGGAATTATGAATCAGGCGGCGTTAATGAATCAGGGATACGCCAACCAAGTAAACAACGTAGGAACAGCTGCGGGACTTGTCGGACAGCGTGAAGGATTGGCAGCCGCTCCGATTAGTACAGGTAGTTCGACACAACAGGCGGCAATACAGCCGGCTAAAGATTATTACACCATGGCACAGCTTAACAACTCTGATAACGAGGACTTGTTAAAAGCGTACATGCAAGGACGTTATGGATTAGCCGCACCCGCACAAACAACGGTGCGACAAGGAAGCGGCGGATTTTTAGGAGGATTTATGAGCGGATTTTGTTTTGCAAAAGGCACAGAAATAGCAACGATTGAGGGAAGTAAGCCGATTGAAGAAGTTATTACAGGGGATAAGGTCGTATCCCTTGGGAAAGTGCTTAATGTCATTGCTATGCACGAAATGGGAGAGTCTCCGACGGTACGACTTAACACGGAAGATACAGGCGTGGTTACTACCGCCAGTGAAAAGGTACTTACTAACGACGGATTGAAACTTGTATCTGAAGTTGAAGTTGGTGAGCCTATTATGACGGTACACGGTTGGCAGAAGGTCACAAGCAAGGAAGATACAGGAATTACGGAAATGGTATATGAACTTGAATGCGACGGGGATAACCTGTTTTACGCTAACGGAATCTTAGCCGAAGGGATTAGCCATGAAGAGTTACAGGCCTTGAATGAAGACGAAAAGAAGAAAGGCAGTAAGAAAGGAGAAGCCTAATGAGTACGATTTATTTACAGGATTTTGAGCCGTGGGCGGCACTTGGTAAGCTTGCGGGAATGTATGCAACTCACAGACTGGGACAGCTAAATGAAAACAACATGGCTAAAGGACTTAATGATGTTCTTGGCGGTGGTGGAAACGGACAGGCCGCAGATAAAACAGCCGTTGTAGACGATGGACGTAACGGATTATGGAATCAGTCGTTACCCGCTTCGCAATTTAACGCGGGGCAGTATATGAGTAACTCCCTACGTAGTCAAATCGGTAATGGAAGCGGTGGATTATGGGGATTTGGACAAAGTCAGAACACACCGCCTATTACTCAAGCGGCACAGGCTACACCCGTAACACCTACGCCGACGGCAACCGCACAGCCGATACAAAACAGTAATGCCGACACAACGGCGGCAGCTGCTGCCTTTTCTTCTACCCCTTCGTTTAATCAACGTGGCGGTTTATGGGGTTTTGGCCAACAACCACAACAGCCGCAAGGGTATTTTGGCATGGTAACGGGGAATCCGAATTTTTTCGGTAATGCGTCCCGCGAGGTAGATAGCACTGATACGGATAACAAGACGCAACAGGACAAGCCTGGCTATCAAGTTCCGAATAAGAGCGATATTATAAAGGACGCACGGAAGCGGCTAGGGGCTGACGTATTAACACTCGTTAAATCGGGTATGGACTTTAAAACCGCCAAGGGGATCGCCGAGGAACTCTATAATACCGATGTGAACAACGAGTACACTAAACAGGCTAATGCGTTTTCTGATAACGTTCTTGCACCTATGCGTAATCAAATCATACAGAGCCTTATTTACACCAAAGACAAGGACGGTAATACGGTTGTTGATACGTATAATTCGCAGAAGGTTAAGGGCATAGCGGCCGCCGTTGATAAGTATAATTACTATGCTAATAAAATAGGTGCTGAAAAGATTGATATGAACAACCTTAACAGCATTTATGCGTTGCATGATGATTACAAGTTCCAACAGATGAGTAATGGACACGTTGCCCGATTCAACATGACTCAAGGAACTATTGACGACGTAGGAAATTACGCAAAGTCCAGTATGCAACAAGCACAGAACGGGCAAATGTTCGTAATGACAGACGACGGTAAAATTCAAAATCTTGGTAACTTCGGCAAGAAAAATATCAAGGTTATGAATGACGGAACGGCTTACATGGTAGGCGCTGACGGGTCTATGAAGTACGTTGGTAAATACGTTGACCCGACGAAAGCGGCAACGGCAAAAGCGGCACAACAGAACGCAGCCGTTAGAAACCTCGTTACGCTTCATAAAGCATGGCAATCAAGTCACCCTGGCGAAGACGAATCAGAAAGCCCGTACTATGCTAAAATTAGAACTTCAATGGGGTTAGCGAACCCGACATACTCCGACGAAGAGCAACAACAAGTTGCTGATAGAATCAACCAGCTGAAAGCGTCAGGGGTATCGTCAGCACAAATTAAATCCGAGTTAATCGCAAAGGGTCTTAACAGGTACGCCGACTGGGTGCCTGATGATTAATAGAAGGGGCGTTTATAACGTCCCTTCTTGTTTATATATGAAAGGGTAAAACATGGGAGCGTTTGACAACCTTTTTCCGAACGAACAAGATAGTTTAAATTACACACCTCAAGGATATTTTGATGATATTGTAGAAAACGGTATCATTCAGCAGCAATTAGCCCAACAACAAGCGGCACAGCAAGCACAACAAAGCGGCGGCGGGTCTATTATTGACGGAATCGCCAACAACGTGGAGTATGTAAAAAACGGCATTGCGAACAATGTGGAATACGTGCAAAACGGGTTTGATAATGCCGCAAAGGCAGCCGCTGAACAATCGGAAACAACGTTAAGGAATATAGGGAACACGTTAAAAGATTGGGGCAATGACGTAAAGAACGCATGGGATAATTACAATTATCAAGTGGGGAACGCCATTACTAATGCGGCTAACGAAAACGGCGGCGTTGTTCCTATGGTTGTATCTGATGACCCTGAAGCGATTCTTACGCAGTATGGCGGTACAGACTACACCAACGCACGAAGAAACTTATATAATGAAGCTATCGGCAAGCCCGCTGCCAATCTTGCTATTACTCCGTTCATGCCGACACCTATACGAGCAGTAGCGGGGATTGCGGCCGCTCCGATGATTGCGGGAGACCTTGCAGAGATTGCAACACAAAATGCCGAAGCCAAAGCCAACGGAGAAGCACCCGAAGGGATTATGGGGAATCCTGTCGTAGCAACGGCAAAACAGTTTGCGATAGATCCGATTATAGACCCTGTAACACGTGCAGTAAGTGACCCGTCTGGATTTATTGGCAATATCGTTGATAACCCTACTAACCTTTGGAGTGATGTATTTTTACCCGTAGAGTTAACCAAAGGGGCAGTACCCAAAGGAGTAAAAGAGGGCGTTTATAATAAAGTCTCTGATGTAATCCCCGAACGAGTCGGGGAAATTAAAGAGAAGATAGGTAAAGCGGCAGAAAACGTACGTAATAAAGCGGCGGGAGCATTTGACGATATAGGTAGAGCTGAAGTTGCAAACGCAACGCCTGAACTTGCAGCCGCATACGAACCGCAAGGAATGTTTGAAGGCATTATCCCTGAAGAAACCGTTAGCGATTATATATCACCCGAACGCCCTGAAGGTGGATACGAAGAAACGGGAAATCTTCAGAACGACATTTACAACCGTTACCGTGCGGCGGGATTTACAGACGTGGAAGCGGCAGCCCTTACGGGGAACATAGGGGCAGAAAGTAGCTTTGATACGAGAGTCGTAAGCCATGACGAATATGGATCAGAGGGGCTAATTCAGTTTACAGATGACAGATTACAGGGATTAAAAGACTTCGCAGCAGAAAAAGGTCTTGACCCTTATGACTGGAAAACGCAAATTGATTTCTCTATCCATGAGTTAACAGAGGGGAACGAAAGAGCCGCATTAAATACTATGCGAGAACACCCCGACGCAACACCGGAAGAAATGGCGGTTATTGTTCGTAGGGAATATGAACGACCTAATCCCAATGTAGCTAGAGATGAAGAACGCCAACGTATTGCCCGTGAAACGTTTGACGGCAATTACGGGGATTATAAGAGTACGCCGAGAAATGGAGTATCCGAAAATGGCGAATCACGTCGAATCCAACAGCCTGAAAAGGAAATTCCTCATGAAATTGTCGAAAGCGACAAAAACAATTCTCAAATAGGCACAGATAAAGAAAATTTAAATATTTCGGCAAAAAACGACCTCGTAGAATCAGATTTAAGCCATGCTAAAGATGACTTGAATATGAATACTAGCGGCGATAATGCAAACGGCGTTAGAAGTGAAAATAAGGCGGTTTTTGACGATTTGGCCGAAAACAACGCAAAAAAAGAGGCGACAAGTCAAAATATTGACATATCACCTGAAAAATTAGCAGAAGAGATTAATAAATCGCCTAAAATCCAAGAAGGATTTAGGCAATATAACGCCGATGATTTAAGACGCTATGAAGAAATGAGTTGGCGTGAAGCCGTTGAAGAAGTAAAACAAAATATTATTAATTTGAAAAACGGAATAAGGGACCCGTTTAACAATCTTGTTAGGTTTGTTTACGATTCAAAAAACAAAGAATCTATTGATAGACTTGCTGACCATTTGTACAAAGGTTCCAGCAAGGGGGCTCAGCACCCTAGCAAGAAAAGAGCGTTTGTAACACAACTTGTAAAAGACACGATATCTAATCCTGATGTGGTTTTACGACAGGTTGATGGACGGCTAAAATACATTGGGTTTTATCGCGGGGAAAAGAGCAACCTGTTGCATAAGGTTGTTATTGAAGTCAAGAAAAACGGATCTGGTGAAATAGTAACATCGTTTATAGATGATTCCAATGCACGCCGCGGGGGTTTTGCGATGAATGCAAAAAAAATGCTCAGCGGGAAAATTGCTATTGATAAAGTTGAATATATCAATAGTAACATTCGCGATGAGCTAAAAGCCCGACAGTCGGAGCGTCCCCCGCAGGCAACCAGTGATAGTGCCGCATTGTCTGACGCTAGACCCGACACATCTGGTAATTCAAGAGTAACAGATGAAAACGAAAAAGTCAATAACAAGGATTTGTCCTATTCTGGACACGGCGAAGACCCTACAGGGGAAGGCGTGGAGCGACTGGGACGGCCCGTTACACGACGGGAAATTATTAACACTGTCAATGACTTATTTGACCAACGTGTAAAATCGGGACGGCTTGGCAAGAGCAAAGACGTTCTTGGGTGGTATAACCGCATGACGGAAGTAATCCGTACTCGTAATTTTGGTGACATAAATACGCTTATGCATGAGCTTGGCCATCACGTAGACCATAAGAACGGATTCAGTATTGACCCGAAGTTTAATACCGAATTTTCCAAGGTTGTACATGACCGTTTTGGCAATGTGTATGACAAATTAGGCGATGAAGGTATACGCAAAGAAGGTTATGCGGAGTTCTTCCATGACTATGTAAGCGACCGAAACAAAGCAAAAGCCGACTTCCCGACGTTTTACGACCACTTCACGGAACGACTGGCAAGAGACAAGGAATTAAACGGAGCGATTAACAAGCTATCCAAGGTTACACATGAATGGTTTAAACAAGCTCCGGAAGAACGGGTAAAGGGATCCATTTCGTTCGATGACGGAAAATTGTCTACAAGAATTAAAGACATTTCCGATAATGGCGGCTTCAAAGAAAAGCTTTCGGACTTGGGGCATAGTTTATATACGCATACCGTTGACGAGTTGCACCCGTTCGAACAATTAATGAAGGAAGTAAATAAGCAAATCGGAAAGGAAATACCCTTTGAAAACGACGTATATAAACAGGCATGGTTATTCAGGGGTGCGACGGGTAAGGCTCAAGCTCTCGTTGAATTTGGCGATAAGGCGGCAGGGGTTAAAGGTCTTAAAGCTATACTAGAACCTATCGGAATTAAAGAGCGTAAAAACTTTAGTGCTTACCTTGTGGCTAAGCATGATTTAGACTTCCATGCGAACGGGCAAAAGGCTACATTCTCTAAAGCTGAAGACGTGGCAACTTTACGTAAGTTTGAAAAGAACGAAACGTTTAAAAAGGCTGCCGACGAATTAAAGAAATACCAACAACACTTATTACAACAGCTTGTTAAGTCGGGCATGTTGAAGCCTGAAATATACGCCGAACTTGTTAAGAAATATCCGAATTACGTTCCGTTCTTCCGTGACTTTAAAGCGGAAAGCATGGACGGATTCCTTGCAAGTAGTAAGGGATTTATTAACGTAGCAAGCCCTATTAAGAGATTTAAAGGGTCAACACGGGATATTATTGATCCGCTACAAAGCATTTTGCGTAATACATACCAGTTCACAAATGCTATTGAACGTAATAAAGTGGCTCAAAACTTTGCGAAACTTGCCGATATTCACGGTATGGGGCGTATTGTTGAACAGGTTAAAGAGGGTTCGGCAAGGGCAACGGATAATACTTTTACGGTATGGCAACGCGGCCAAAAGGTAGTATACGAAACAACTCCCGAACTAAAAGCGGCGTTAGAAATGAGCGATAAAAACGCAAGTAACTTGCTTGTAAGAATCATGCAAACTCCCGCTAGTTGGTTAAGAGCCGGAGCAACGTCTACGACAGGGTTCGCATTAGCTAACCTTGTACGAGATAACGTAAGTGCGGCAATCTTCTCTAAGCATGGGTATTTACCCGTGTTCGATACGCTTAAAGGGGTATCGCAATTCCTTAAGAAAGGCGAATTGTATCAAGAGTACTTGCGGTCCGGGGCTTCTGGTGCGGCCATGGTTTCGCTTGACCGTGATTATATGGGCGGCCAAATACGTGAAATCCTAAGGAAGAAACCGACATGGCAGAAGGTTGTAAAGAACCCTATAGAAGTAATGCGGGCAATCTCCGAAGCGTCCGAAATAAGTACGCGTCTTGCCGAATATGACAATGCTCGAAAAGGGTATACAGGTCTTGCCAATAGGCTTTTTGGCAGTGAGCGTAAATCACTCACACCGCAACAAGCAGCCATTGAAGCCCGTGATATTACTATCGACTTTAGCCGTATAGGGAAGAACACCAAGACCGCTAATAGGGTTGTGGCGTTCTTTAATGCTGCCGTTCAAGGGGCTGATAAGCTCCGTAGAGTGTGGAAGGAAGACCCTGTAGGGGCTTCTATTCGTGCTACTTTGTTTGTAACTATTCCTACCGTTGCGTTATGGCAACTTAATAAGGATAACCCTGAATATCAAGAGTTGCCGCAGTATGTCAAGGATACGTATTGGATTCTTCCGAGCGGTGACTACTTAATCAAGATTCCTAAGCCGTTCGAATTAGGCGTATTGTACGGAACAAGCGTTGAACGTATGCTTCAGTGGATGGACGACAAGGAACACGGCCGAAAAGGAATAGGCTTTAAAGGGTACGGCGAACGAGTAGCCGACGTACTTACTCCGAGCGTTATGCCGACGGCGTTTATTCCCATTGCTGAATGGGCGGCAAATTACTCATTCTGGCGGCAGAAGAGTATCGTACCGCAAGCACAACAAGACCTTCCCGACGCATTACAGTACGGCCAAAATACGTCAGCAGTAGCGAAGGGGATAGGGTCACTGTTTAATGTATCTCCGTATAAAGTGGACAACACTATTAGAGGATACGGCGGTAACCTTGCGACGCTTGGACTTACGGCGATAGACGCAGCCACAGGCGAAACCGCAAACAGACCCGCAAAACGTTGGTACGAAATGCCTGAAATCAATAAGTTTACGGCAACTCCGTATCAAGGCAGTAACAGCGTACAACGGGTATACGATGACTTCGACGCACAGAACAAATTATTTAATGAAGCGAAGATAACTAAGCAAAAACCTGAAGACTTTGATGTACGCCAATTCGGCAAACTCAAAGAAGCAAGGGAACAGCTTACGAAGTTATCAAGAGCAAGCAAGGCGATTATGAACAATGAGAACATAAGCGGAGAACAAAAGCGTGAGCAGTTAGATCGCTTTAACGTTCTCAAAGCAAATATTGCCCGTAGAGTGTACGGGTACGACAGAGTTAAATAGGGGACGCGACAAGCGTCCCTTTTATTATGCAAAGGAGAGGGCAAATGAATTTTATTTTTGATACACTTTCGCACACATGGGAAACGCTTACCACTAATTTTATTTTAAAGGCTGCATTGAGTGCTGCGGGCGGTCTTGCCTTGTGGCTTATCGGCGTTCGTCACGTGCAGATACTTGGGATTTTTATCATCCTGGTATTCGTTGATTTGCTGACAAAATGGGCGGCTATTGCCTATCAAATGCTAATTGATGAGTATCAGTATAATCCTGAAGAAATTGCGGTTTGGGAAAAGTATAGAGCGATTCCCATAGCATTCGAAAAGAAACTTATTTCAAGTCGTTACATGCGTAAAGGCTTTGTACAGAAGGTGTTATCTTATGTACTAGCAACATTTGCGGCGGTATTACTCGATGAAATGAGCGGACAACGCAAGTTTGCCGTTTCTCTTGTGTGGTTATACTTGGGTTCTAGCGAGTTTCTTTCAATCCTTGAAAACCTTCGGGACGGCGGCAATGTAATGCTTGGTAAGTTTTTAGATTTAGTCAGAACGAAGATTGAAAACAAGGTAAAGTTTTAGAGAGGAGATTATTATGCGAGGGATTGACGTAAGCGAAAACAACGGAATTGTAGATTGGGGTACGGTAGCGGCAAACGGCTATCAGTTCGCAATTATTCGACTGGGTTACGGAAAAAATACGCTTGATAGTTGCTTTTACGACAACATAAACGGAGCGATTAATGCGGGGCTTAAAGTGGGCGTATATCATTACTCTTACGCCTTAGATGAAGACGCAGCCAATCAGGAAGCGGACTTTGTGTTAAATACATTGCAAAGCTCAGGGCTTACCCCTGATAAGTTGCCCTTGGGCGTATGGTATGACATGGAAGACGCAGACGATTACAAAGCTAATAGAGGTATGCCCAGTAACCAAGAGTTAACGAATTTCTGTAGTATCTTCATTAATAAGTTGTGGAATGCGGGGTATGCAAAGGCGGGATTATACGCAAATATTGACTGGTTAGAAAACTACCTATACCCTGAACAGCTTGGCGGGTGTGCCTTGTGGGTAGCACATCTTAATCCTTCTTGTGGCTATCCTAACGCCAACCTTTGGCAATATACCTTTAGCGAGAACATCGAAGGGAACGAATTTGATGCCGATGTAGTTCTTAATTTTGACGTAGAATAAGGAGATGACTACATGCGAATAATGGAATATATAAAGCGGTACGCACCTATTATTATTGTTGTAGGCTTGTTGCTTGTTGTTATTGCAGTAGGCGTTATCGTTCACCATTCACGCAAAGACGATAAAGCACCGAAAGTAATCACCATAGAACAGGCAAAGAGCCCCGAACAACTCGCCAAAGCCATTAATGTTACACCGAGGGACGCAACGACGATTATAAGAGAGGTTGAACGGGCAACCCCTGTAACAACGTATTACACTCCCGCAAGGACGATACAAGAAGCGGCACAAATGACACGGCAACAGATTGCCCGCAATGACTCTTCTTTACCTTCCACCGTAACGGCTAAGTCTGACCGTACTGTCATTGTCGAAAATACGGACAAACAAAAGGTAGATGTATATAAAATAAATCTCCGCAATAATCATAAGATTAAAAGCGGAGTGACATATGTTGACGGCAAGGCCTATGCGGCAGTAGGTTATCAAGCGGGACGGATTGAAGCTATTGCACACGCGGACCAAACAGGGCTTAAAGGTTGTACAATTATGTATACCCTTAAAGAGTGGTAGTTAGTCCAAATAGCAAAAATGCGGATTTTGAGGTTTAAAAAATTTGAGACCTCAGAATCCGCTTTTTTGTGTTTTCAGACATCTTTAATATTAATGCCTTAAATAAACCTATTGAGTTTATACATTGATTGAATAAAGGTGTTTTTCTTAAACGAAAGTACCCAATTTACACAATACGCAAATTGCTTTTTGACGGCAAAAATTCGGCAAAAATTATATGTAATTTATGTTGTTGTATGTAGGATTTTTAATTTTCTGTTCTTTGCCATTATGCTATAAATACCGTATAATAACATGTTTGAGAATTTAAAAGAAATTGGATTAGAATATGCCGTAATATATAAAATAGCTAAAACAAGCGATGTTAAGACGTTTTATTTAGAATCGTTAATAAAATCGTCAAAAATTAATTTGAAAAAATTTTAGCCACATCTTCGGCGGCTTTCATTCTCATATCATCGGAATAGTGAATGTAGACTTTAATAACTGTGCTGACTTCGTCGCCGAGTAAGCTCGCTACCGTCTTTATATCGACTCCGTTAGCTAATAATTTGGTTGCGTATGTGTGTCGAAGGTCGTGGAACGTCTTACCGGGAACGTGCTTACCGATAATCTCCGAAGGGTATGCACTGTATCGCTGAGGGAACAGCGTCGGCGTTTGACTACGGCTCTTATATTCTGCCAACATGTTACACAATACCGGGGGGATTGGTATCGTCCTGTATCCGTTTGCAGACTTCGGCGGCTTAACTCCGCACTTCTTAGCCCCTATCTTATTTAGTTGCTTATTAACGCTCAACGTTCTCTTGTTAAGGTCGATATCTTGCCAAGTCAAGGCAAGCACTTCACCAAGACGGCAGCCAGTATAATAAGATATGGCGATCATCATGCGGTATCGTTCTTTCACATTATCGAATAATATTTTTATTTCGTCGTCCGTAAAGACGGCGATTTTTTTATCGTCTAATTTCCTTCTGGGAATCGACCTAAACGGGTTTGTCGCAATGATATGATACGGGGATACCGCGTAATTCACAATTGCGGTTAATGCTCGAAGGTGCGAATTAATTGTTGCGGGGGCTTTGGTTGTCCCTTCCAACGCCTTGGAAACATCTATATGTGATATTTTACGAAGCGGCACATTTGCCAACTCGCGGAAATAATTAAGTGCGGTCTTATACATGATATGCGTATTATGCGTAAGGCTTGCCTTTTCTCGCAAGTATAATGACGTAAATTCGCCGAGCGTTATATCCTTTAGGTTCTCGTCAATTGGCGTTATTTGCGTTTTTAAGGCTTCTATTATCTGCTGCCCGTACTCTTTTGCTTCTCGTTGTGTTCGGAACCCCTGTTTTGATTTTTGCCGCCATTTGCGACCGTCTTTATAGCTAACAATAACTTGATAGGCGTTGTCTTTTTTTCGGACTGTTATATTACTTTGCATGTTATTCTTCCTTGTCTTTGGCACACAGTGTTTCTATTTCCTCATTAAATCGTTCAATCATATCTTTGTTTCCTGTAAGCTCGTTGTAAATGAGTTTACGTAAAAATCTATTTATTTCCATCTTAGAGACAATATAAATAGGAACATATGCAAGCCAAAATCCAACAACGGCAATAAACGCACCTGTACTACCTTTGTTATTCACGAGAATAAAAATTACGCCAGAGAGGAAAAAAGTAGCCGCATAAACAGGTAAGATAGACCCCAATGTATGAGATTCAAATTCTTTGCATAATGTTCTTGTATGTTCTAAATAGGTATCTTGCAAGTGATTTGTTTCGTGAGATTGTAATTCGTCGTAGTGTTCCTTGCCGAACAACTCATATTGAAGCCAATAAAAAGCATTGCGGAGTGATTTAAATAGCTTTTTAGCGATTAATAAAAGAACAACCGCTAAAGCGATCCAACTCAACGGAGAATTAACAACATCATCAATCCATGCGTATTTTTGTTGTTGTGCTAGTTTTTCTTGCTGTTCTTGGCGTAGTTGTTCTTGTCGCTTTAAATCGCTTTCTATGTTGCTTTGTATAACAATGTCGTCAAATACTCCCGTCACTTGGTGTTTATTTGCCCCTGCTCCTGCAATCCCGTCAAATAGCCCGCTGGGCTGTTGCGGTTGTTGTATTTTTTCTTGCTCATTCGGGAATATATCGTCAAAAGCTCCTTTTGCGGTGGGGGGAGTTTTTGCAGAAGCTAATTCAGTATTGTTTGCAGTGTCGTCAAAATTATTCATAATTTCCTCTTTGGCAATAGTTAGATTTCTTAATAGCTTAAATATGTTGCTTTTACAAGTGACGCTACACCACTTGACAGAAAAACTCTATACCATTTATATCGGGGATAATGCCGCTGCGTCTTATCATTTCTTCTATTAAATTCGCCTGTACGTCCTTGCTGAAATCATCGGAAACAATATGACCTAACTCATGCATGATTTCTTTCTGTGCCTGTTCACGGCTTAGTGACTTACTCACAACAATAGAATAGCTGCCGTCATCATTTTCTGTTACTGCTGCTTTGGTATTCGGTACAGGTGCGAAAATTATATTAATCGTCATTGTGTGTTTCCTTCGATTTTAGATATTTTATATAATCATACGTTTCTTTCATTTGTTCTTTTGAAAGGTCGCGGCTTGCACTGAACAACACTCGCAAATCTTTGTTTGTCCGCAATTCTTCCGCATATTCAGCTGCTTGAGCGTCGATATAATAGCCGCTGTCGGGATTATCCCACCCCATAAGATAGGCGGGTGAAACACGGTATAATGTGGCTAGTCGTTCAAGCCTATCGCTAGGCACGGCAATATCTGCCCGTTCATACCTTAATACGGTTACCTTACTTACGCCGATTATTTTCCCAACATCTTCAAGAGTAAGCCCGGCCGCTTCGCGAGCGTCCTTTAATCGCTTTGCAAGTCCCTGTTGTAAGTCTGTTATTTCTTTACCCCAACGGTTTGTGTCTGTCATTCTATTCACCTCTTTACGCATAACTGTTGTGCCAATAATATACCACCAACAAACCTATCAGACAACAATTATTACATAAATGTATAAAAAAGTTTCCTATGTTACTTTACAAAGAAGGAAACAAATGTTACAATTTAGTTACCTTATAGGAAAGGAGATGACAATTGTGATAAACGTAAATAGGCTCAAAGGCGAAATTGTAGCGAAAGGAATGACGCAAAAACAAGTTGCGGACGCTATCGGTATTAGCGATAGGGCTTTTCGGGCAAGACTCAAAAACGGGCGGTTTAATACCAACCAAATTGAGAAAATTGCCATAATTCTGGGACTTAAAAATCCTTGGGATATTTTTTTTACCAATGAAGTTACCTAAAATGAAACAAAAGGAGAAGATTAAAATCACAACAGGAAACGCTGTAATGACGGCGAAGGAAGTAGCTGACTTTTTCCAAATTTCCGTAAATGCGGTTTACGCCATGCGGAATGAAGGGAAACTACACGCCTTAGAAGTTCCTGGGCTGAGGTTCTCGCGGGAAGAAGTTGAAGCGTTTGCGACTCTCAAAGCTGAATATTCAGCCACAAAGTGTCGAAGGCTTAGGGCTGAATGCGAACGGCTACAAGATGAGAACGAATGGCTTAGAAGTCAAATTAGGAAGATTACAAGCGACTTGCTTGTAATCAGTAACGAGATTTAGAGAGGAGTCAAAAATGGCAAAAATGGATAGTTTTCTTAATCGGTTAGACGACATTATGTACGAGGTATGGAAGCTTAAAAACGACACAGAGCGGTACAACACGAGCTATGGAATGCGTGCAAAAGCAACCGCGAAATTGGAAGAATGTTTTCGCACCTTAAACGATGTAGAGTTGATTTTTTTCAGATACGAAAAGGAGACGAAAAATGATGAATAACGAATTAATACAACCGCCCGCATGGGTCAACAGCCGCCACGGGCTGACGGAAGGAAAGGCGATCCGTTTCGTGGAAGAAGTGGAAGAGGTGAGCGAATGGAAAGAAACAGCGGCTTTATGGCTGTTCATTGGCGGCATGATTATTTTCGCCGCTGTCTTGTAAAAAAGAAAAGAGCCGTGACGGCGGCAACCATCACGACTCAAAACAAAAACAACTCAAGGAGATTATAACATGACGACAAAAGAATATAAAGACCGTGAAGAACGGTTATATAAAGCTATACAGGCGATATCTGAAAAGGCTCTATGCGTCTCTTCAGGCGGTAGAAGTCTTGTAGACGGTGCTTACAAAAACGAAACGGAAGCATTTCGCTACCGTAAGCACCTTAACAACGCAGAGTACGGATTTGAAGACTTGTTTAACCTTGTCGGCGAACTTGGCAAGACTCTTGAAGAACTTGAAGAAGAATACGAGGAGGAAGAAGAAAATGGCAACGCTTTATAACATAAATCAGGAACTTTTGAACTGCATAACAACAGAGGACGGCACGACGGTTAACACAGAAACGGGGGAAGTAATCGACCTCGAAGCCTTGGAACAACTGGAATTAGAACGGAGCGAAAAAATCCGCAACATAGCGTTGTGGATTAAGAACCTGAAAAGCGACGTAACCGCACTGGACGCAGAGGAAAAGGCGTTTAAAGCAAGAAAGGACGCGGCAAAGCGTAAAGCCGAACAGTTAAGCGGCTACCTCGCAAGCGTCTTGAACGGCGAAAAGGTGACCGGCACGGACTTCGCTATATCGTGGCGAAAGTCAACCGCCGTCAACGTGACCGACGAGAAAGCAATCCCGCCGACGTTCCTCGTACCGCAACCGCCTAAGGTTGATAAGGCGGGAATAAGCAAGGCGTTAAAGAACGGGGATGCCGTGAGCGGTGCGGAACTCGTCGAACGACAGAACATGACAATTAAATAAGGCGGTGAAGAAGATGAAAGAAATACCGTTATTGACGGCTAATGATGTTGAGTGCCGCATAAAGAAGATAACGAATGAAGGGGCAGTCCTTTTGCTGTACAAGACCGCAAGGGTAGACATGCGTATTCTCGACGAGGTGTACGGCTCGATGAACTGGCAACGTCATCACGAGGTTGTTAATGGTAATTTGTTCTGCACCATATCAGTATGGGACGAAAATAAATCTCAATGGGTAAGTAAACAGGACGTGGGAACGGAAAGCAACGCCGAAGCGGAGAAGGGACAAGCGTCCGACGCTTTTAAGCGTGCGGGTTTTGCTTGGGGGATTGGGAGAGAACTCTATGATTCGCCGTTTATTTGGATATCTGGGAAGGTCAGCAAGTACGACCGCTTCCATGTAACTGATATCCAGTATGACAGAGAGAAGCAAGCGTTTACCCGACTCGTAATTTACGATGACAAGGGCAAGGAACGGTACCGCCTGAACGGAACAAAAACAGATCGCCCGCAATCAACGGACGACCGCCGACAAAAAGGGATAGAAGCCATTGCCGAACTTGTCAAGAAGCATAAAGCAGAACAACCGTTTGCCGACTGGCTCAAAGACACAATGAAGGTTGAAAGCATGGACGGACTGACTGTAGAACAACTGGGAGCCGTTTATAAAGGCTTCAAGAAATGGCTTGAATCATGAAATTTACAACGAAAGGAATACAGGTAATTAAGTCTTTCGGAGTAGGGTTATTTATTCCTTCTCCGAAAGACAACGAGTTATCACAGATAGACGAATCGCAAGAATATACAGTTGAGATAAAGAAAGTATGCAAAAAAAGAAGCCTAAACGCTAATGCTTTTTGTTGGGTTCTTTGTCAGAGAATTGCGGAGCATTTAAGCCGTGACGGTCAATATTCAAGTCGTGAAGACGTGTACCGCAAGGCAATTAAAGACTGTGGACACTTCACGCCGATACCTGTACGAGCTGAAGCGGTTGAGCGGTTCAAGGCAATTTGGGCGGCTCACGGCATTGGGTGGATTACCGATGATTTGGGAGAAGCGAGGAAGGCGAAAGGGTACAGAGTCTTAGCCGCTTATCACGGGTCAAGCACATACGATACTGCCGAGATGACAAGACTCATTGACTGCTTGGCTGATGAGTGCAGCCAATTAGGCATACGGCTTGAACCGCCTGAATACATGCAATCACTCATAAATGATTGGGGGCAAGCGAATGATAGTCAATCAGTACGGAACGTATAGACAGCATGGACACAGAAACACACGGCTTTATAACATCTGGAGCGGCATTAAAGCACGGTGTAATTGCAAGAATAACCCCGATTATAGGCTGTACGGAGAACGAGGGGTATGTATTTGCGAGGAATGGAACGATTTTACGGCGTTCTACACGTGGGCAATCGCTCACGGATACGGGGAAACGCTCACAATCGACCGTATCGACACGGACGGAGATTACACGCCGAATAATTGCCGCTGGGTCAATTGGAAGACTCAGGCGAACAATAAACGAAACAATCACATGATTACGTTCCGCGGGAAGCGGGCACCCTTACAACAATGGGCCGATTCTGTAGGGATTAAGGCTAATACCTTGCTTTACAGACTTCGCCGAGGTTGGAGCGTAGAAAGGGCGTTGACAGAATGAACAAGAACACTAAGCAAGACCGCGAATTGTTCCGCAAAACGAAGCGGCAAGCGATTGAGAGAGACGGAAACTGCTGCGTATTGTGCGGCAAATACGGGTGTGACGTACACCATATCGTATTCCGCAGCCAAGGCGGTAAGAGTACGCTTGATAACCTTGTGTGCTTATGTAGAGATTGTCACAACACGAAAGCACACGGAGCGAAAGCGAAGGAATACAGAGAGATGTTCCGGACTTTGATTAAAGGAGAATGAAAATGACAGGAGAAGAAAAGTACAGATTCTTATGCCGAATGATTAAGAGAATGCCTGACATAAGAAACATAGACGCAACAGAACGTAAATCGTATAGCGGTTATGAGATTGGGTTTTTGTCGTTCTATGACAGTGTGAATACGGTGATTGAGGTAATAGACAACGAGGTAAGCATAAATGGGGATTAAACGGGTAGTAGACACGTCCTTTTGGACAGATGATAAGGTGCTTGAGTTCACCCCTGAAGACAGGTACTTCATGCTCTACCTATTAACCAATCCGCATACGACACAACTAGGCATTTACAGCATTTCGCCGAAGGTAATGGCGTTTGAGTTGGGCTATTCCGTTGATACGGTGGAACACCTGTTACAGCGGTTCGAAGGTAAATACAACGTTATCAAACGGAAAGATAACGAAATTGCCATACGCAACTACCTTCAATACGCAATTATGAAGGGCGGCAAACCTGTTCTTGATTGTCTTGTTAAGGAGTCGAAAAACGTCAAGCATTACGAGTTATTGCAGTGGATTAAAGAAAAAAACGAGAACAAAGCGAGCATAAACGAAACCGTTCGCGTGTTCTTGTCCGAAAACGTCCGCAATGACAATGACAATGACAATGACAATGACAATGACAATGACAATGACAATGACAATGACAATGACAATGACAATGAAGTATCGTACCACGATACGTACCACGATACGTACCACGATACGTACATTCAAATTGTTGGAATGTTGAATGAGACAACAGGCAGTAACTACAAGGCAACAAGCAAGAAGACGCAAAGCCTTATAAGAGCAAGATTGCTTGATGGCTTTACGGTCGATGACTTCCAAACGGTCATCACGAAGAAAGCGAAAGAATGGCAAGGAACGGATATGGCTCAATATTTGAGACCTGAAACCCTGTTCGGTACAAAGTTCGAAGGGTATTTGAATCAACCTGAAGTACGGAATAATAGGCGATCGCCTATAAGCCGAGCAGAGCAAGAACGGCAAGAGGGGATAGACGCAGTAAACAGGCTTATAGCCGAATATGAAGAGGAGGAGCGACAGAATGAACAAATCGGACATAACGAAGGCTATAGCCCCTTTACAACTAGCGTATAAAGGGGCGTTAGAAGAAGAGCGATTGAGGTTATACGTCATGATGTTATCGGACATACCGCCTCCAATTTTGGAAGTGGCAGTAAAGAAGCTGATAATGACGAACAAGTTTTTGCCGTCGATAGCTGAGATACGGGAAACGGCGTACGGCATTAAAGGCACGATAAGCGGAACGTCTGCACCCGATGAATCGGAAGCATGGGGCGAAGTCGTAAAGGCAATACAGTCCGTTGGGTATTACAGGAAGCCGAAATTTAGTCACGAAGCTATAACAGTGGCTGTTAAAAATATCGGTTGGCAAGACATTTGCATGACCACGATTGAGGGCATGAATACGCTGCGGTCACAGTTCAGACGGGCGTATCAACTGGCAGCACAACGACAGAAGGATAACCGAGATAATGCCGTGCTTGGAATAAGTCCGAATAACGAGAAGCTGAAGCAGTTAACAGGGAACCTTGTGAAGCGATTGAGTTAATTCAATTTATGAATGAACTGAACTAGTTCCGAAAAGGAGAATAACCATGAAAAATACAGAAAAGCGGTACATGACAATGAAAGAAGCTATGGAGTATACGGGCATGGGCGAAGTGACGCTTCTAGAAACCTTACGTGTTATCGACGCATACCCTATACAGCCTAATGGCGATGGTACACGGCGATTTATCGACAAGACAGATATAGATGAAGCGTTCCGAGTGCTGAAAGACCAGGAACGAGTTAAGCGACACACACAAAGCGGGATTTGAGCGAAGAAAAGGAGAAAGGATAACATGACGGAAAATGAATATCGTGAGCGGAAGGAGCAATTATATGAAGCGGCAGAAAAAATTGCAGATGTGGCAAGGTGTTTTTACGAAAAAGATGAAATCTTTATAGACTACATGTATAAAGATGACCCGACAAAATGCTATCAACAACATCTCTGCAATGCGAGGTTGCGGCAAGATGAATTAGAAGATTTAATCAGGGATTTTGATGAACTTCTTATAAACCTTGAAGATGAGGTGGAAGGGGAGAGCTAAAATGTTTAGAAATATATAAAGTAATTAGAAAAATTGAAATATTTTTAAACATCTTCTGGGATGTGGATATCCATCTCGACGAAGATTTTGGTAAGGAAGAATATAAACATCGCCTTGATAATGTAGAAGCATTTAGAGAAGTGTTAAACGAGAATATTAAAAAACTTGATAAAGCTATTGAAGAATTTAAGAAAGAACACGAAGAAGAAAAGGAGAACTAAAAATGAACACAGTACAACTGGAAGGCAATTTAGCTAGAGACATAGAAATCAGCTTCACGAAGTCAGGCATGGCGGTAGCAAGGGGAAGTGTCGCATGTAATCGCCGAGTAAAGGACGGTAGCGAGTGGAAAGATGTAGCGGACTTCGTTCCGTTCGTCGCTTTCGACGCACTAGCCGAAGGCATGAACGAATGGACTAAGGGTACACGGGTTTGGGTAGTTGGTAGATTCTCAACAACGAAGTACGAAAAGAACGGTGAAACCCGATACTCTTCAAATGTAGTCGCGACAGGAGCGGGAACGGCAATATTTCCGTTCAAAAAGAAAGACGGAAATAATTCGGGATTTAATGGGTTAGGCACGGAAGTCGATGAAGAAATTCCCTTCTAATATCGAATAAATTGAAAATTTGGCACCTTTGGCGAGTTTTAAAGTGACTGACGATAAAATTATCATACAAGACTATAAAACTCGTTAGAGGTCAAAATACGAAGAAAAAGGAGCAAGCAAAAATGGACAATAAAAACGAACGCGACGAAATTTTGGAACTCGTTGAAGAGATGATGAAAGAGTTCGGATTAACCGAAACGAATCTACGGAATCCGATTAACGGACAGATAGAAGAGTCGGACGAGGTGCATAGGCCTAATCATTACAACTGGCGAGGAACGGAGTGCAAAGATGTTATACGGCAGTTACTTGGTTCTGACGGATACAAGCGATATTGTGAAGGTAACGTTATTAAGTATTTGTATAGATATACAAGAAAAGGTACACCCGTAACGGACATTGCGAAGGCTGCGGAGTATCTGAGAATGATTGCAGAAGAGGAAGCGGGGGAACAATAAGCATGAGCGGACTTGAGTTAATCGGCTATGTGTGCAGGTCCGTAATGTTATTAGTAACGGGCATGATTCTGATTATGATATACGCAGAATGGAGTAACCGATGATACGAAGTAAGAAGGTAGTAATTGACGGCATTACGTTTGACAGTCGGATAGAAGGCGAATATTACGAATACCTTAAAAACCTTGAAAATGACGGGAAAATACATTATCTACAATGCCATCCATCATATATGCTACAGGGGAAAGCGGAACGGCACGGAAAGCGGTATAAAGCGGTTCTTTATGTAGCCGATTTTGAATATTTTGATGAAGAAGAAAAAATAAACGTAGTTATAGACGTAAAAGGGTACGCAACGGAAACCGCCAAACTAAAGCGGAAACTGTTTGTATACAACTATCCCGAATACAAACTTAAATGGATAGCAAAGTCGAACAAATACAGTAGTACGGGCTGGATTGATTACGACGAATTACAGCGGCTAAGACGGAAGGCGAGGAAGGAGCGGAAGAATGGCACGAAGAAATAAACGACGACATTATCAAGCTCCGAGGATAGTGATTCTAGGGAAAACGGCGGAGAAGAATAACAAGCCGCGTGAATCCGTGTCACGGTGTGCGTTCTGTGGACGTCCGTTGTTCCGTGAATCCGCATGGCACTGGATATACGACGAGTTCGGACAGAAAGTAAAGAAGTGCAACAATGAATCCATATGTAGAGAGTGTAGAAGTCAAGAAGGCGAAGACGCTTATATTACGGCGGTGACGGGAAGGAGACCGAGGCATGACGTTGAAGAAGTACACGAAGCGAAAGCCTGATATAGTAAGAGCAATTCAATTTACGGGTGAAAATGTAGATGAGATATTGAGAGAGTTCTGCGGAAGTTGGGGAACTTTTTCGGTTAATGTTACGCGGGAAATACGAGGGGACGGAAAGCACGTGAAGGGACTTAGGCTAAATAGTGATTATGTAGCAGACTGCAAACTTTTGGAAGGAGATTATCTAGTTAAAACTATGAGCGGTGAGCTTATCGTTCACTGCGAAAGCAGATTTTTAGAAATTTACAAGGAGATAGAATGATAGAAAAAATATTAATTCGCGTAGGAACAGTAATTGCAGTTTTGGGGGCGATTGGTGTAATTGCAGCAATTCATGTACAGGCATATGATAACCTCCAGATGTCTGACTTCCTATTCTTTATATCCTTTTTTGATTGCGGGTTAGGCATACTGTTGGTGTGCTTTGCAAAATAATGGAGAATAATATGAACGGGCGGGAATATCTTGAGTATGTGAGAAGTTTAAACGTCAGACTGAGAATAAAAGAAGATCGCATTGAACAGTTGCGTAAAGACATATGTACACTACA